AGAATATTGTAGATAGTATAATGAATAGCCAAGTAAGATGTAAAAGATGTTCTAAATATGACGGAGATAGAAGCGATAAAGCAGATAAAAAAGATGTTAAGTATCATTGTACTGTAGATACATACGACGGTATATGTTGGTATTACTGCTTTTCGGAAATATTTAACTATATTGAAAGTAATGACTTATGGGAAGCTATGATAAAAAAACATAGAATTAAGAATTTTTAAAAAATCAGTATCAATTTTACATAATGAAAAAATGTAAATTCAATAAAAATGAACCATATTTCTATAATGGAAAAAATACTTATACTTTTAGATAAATTTCCATTTTTAGATGTTGGTTCGTGAATTTAACAGAATTAAGACATTATGTAAAATTCAAAAGGATAAAAATAGGGGTGAAAAATGTTAATAATTGAAACGTTAATAAAATTACTGTTATTATTAATTTTAGAGTTTATAGGATTTTGTTTCTTTTGGGATTCAATTGTTTCATTTGCTAAAGATATTACCACTCCAATAGTTAAGATATTCACAACATTGCTGAATCACATAAAAAAAACATTTAGAAAGGGGAAATAAATATGTGGTATTTTATATTGATGTTTATACTTGGCTGCTTATTGATTAAAAATCGTGAATTGGCTATTAAAACAAAATCAATTATAGCAATTATAAAAATGCTTTATTGGCTTTGGCTGAATACGATCCAAAGTTAGCCCAATATTTGGAAACTAATAATTTTAGGTAAAAAGGAGTGTCAAATGAAAGAAAAAGAAATTGTTAAAATTGTATTGGATGAGTTAATAAACAGAAAAATGTTGAAAAAAAACATCACTCCGCAAGAAAAAACAAAATTAGTATTAAAACAGTATAATAAATTGATTTTATCTATTGAGAAGACCAATGCCCAAATTAATCGATTAGAAAAAGAGCAAAAAAAATTATTTCCAACATCATCGAAAACTAATAAAGTAGCTTTGCAAGAAGAAAATCGTATTTATTTATACACTGATGAAACATTACAAAATAGAATAAATGAATTGAAACAAATATCCCCAAAAGCAAGGAGAACAGTAAAGTTAAAAGGAAAGACAACAGTTACTCCAGGAAGTTATGCAAAATCTTGGAGCATAAAAAATGGTAAAAAATCGACAGACCTATATTCTAAAGTTGCATACAATAAAGAGCATTACAGATTAACACATTTATTAGAATTTGGACATGCTACAAGAAACGGTAAACATACAAAGCTTGACAAACAGAAAAAAACAAAAGAAATACCACATATTAGAAAAACAGAAGATAAATATAAAGAAAGATTCGTACAAAGATTAGAAATGAAAATAAGGAGGTAGCTATGACTTGGGAAGAAATAGAAAAAAAAATAAATAACTTTTATTTAGACGAAGAACAAAAAATAAAAATCCCATATTCACATTATGATTTTGACAGAGAAGTAGAACCTCCACATTTAATGTCAACAGAAATTGATAGTGACAATTTTTTAGCAGACAATAAAATTTATCTACAAAAAAGTAATACTAGATTAGAACTAACAACAGATTTTAGAGATAGAAAATTAGAAAAAAGAATAGAGAAAGATATTCTCTACAACATTATTTGGAAAAAAGAAATAACTTACATACAATCTGAAAAAATTTGGAATGTGAGTTATTTTTTTGAAATTAAAGAGGAGGAAAATTAAATGAATAAAGTTTTATTTGGAATTAAGAATGTACATATTGCAGAACTTACAGAGGAAGAAGGAAAGATTACATATGGAACACCTTTTGCAGTACCAGGAGCAACTGGATTTTCTCCAGACCCACAAGGTGAAACTTCATTATTTTATGCAGATAATAAAATTTATTATAGAACGAATTCTAATCAAGGATATCAAGGGGACTTAGTAATTGCAATGACACCAGAAGAATTTTTAACAAAAATTTTAGGAAGAATTAAAGATAACAATGGAGCAATAATTGAAAATTCAGATGACAAACAAAAAAGGTTTGCATTGATGTTTGAAGGAGATGGAGATGAAAGAGCAAGAAGATATATTTATTGGGATTGCACAGCTACAAGACCATCAAGAGAACATAATACAAAACAAGAAACTATAATATGCAAATTACTATTGCACCACGTTCTTCAGACAATGCAATTGGTGCATACATAGAGAAAAACGAAACTAATACAGCAGTATATGATAATTTTTTTAAAACAGTATATGAGAAAAATATAACAGCAAGTGTTTAGGAGGATAATTTATGAAAAAAATCATTATTTGTGGACAAGACTATGAAATAGATTGTAATGCTTTAACTTATATCAAGTATAGAAAAATGTTTAATAAAGGAATTTTTGATGATATTAAAATTTTACAAACATTTTTAACAAAACAAGTTGTAATATCCAATAAATTAAAACAGGAAAACCCAGAATTAGAAGAAAATGTCATAATTGCTAGTTTGTCTAAAATTATGTTAGATGATATGGATTTATTTGTTGAAGCGGCAACCAGAATAGCATACATAATGATATATACAGCAAATGAAAAAATAGAAGAATATGAAAAATGGTTAAAAAATATACCATATTTAAAAACAAACGATGAATGGATTGCAGAGGTAACGGAATTTGCCGTAAGTTGCTTTTGTTGACAATAAGCTATACGAAAAGATAGAGAAAATAAGTGATGGTAATATAAATATTAAAGAGGAATATCCAGAGCAAGAATTTATTTCTTCTTGTTTAAGAATTGGATTAACAATAAGTGACTTAGAAAAAATAACATATATTGAAGCGATGAAAATATTATATTCAACACTAGACAAAAAAGAAAATACAAAAATAAGAAAGGCAACCCAAGCTGATTGGGATAGGTTGATGTAAGAGGCTAAATGCCTCTTATTTTTTATGTAAGAGGTGTAAAAAATAATGGCAAAAGTAAAAGGAATAATCGTAGAAATAGGTGGAGATACAAGTAAACTACAAGCAGCATTGAAAGAAGTTAATTCTAGTACGTCTAGTTTAAGCAAGGAATTAAAAGGAGTTAACTCTTTACTTAAGTTAGACCCTAAAAATACAGAATTAGTATCGCAAAAACAAGAGATTTTAAAAGAAAACATAGAAAAAACATCAAAGAAGCTTGAAGAACTAAAAAAAGTACAAGAAATAGCAGACGAAAAAATTGCAAATAACGGAGAAATTTCGCAAGAAAACTATAGAAATCTTCAAAGAGAAATTATAAATACACAAAACAAATTACATAATTTAAAAGCAGAAGCTTCTAAATGGACAATAGCAGGAAGAAATATAGAGGAATTTAGTAATAAAGTAACAAATATTTCTAACAAAATAGATAAATTAGGAACTACTTTAACAACCAGATTGACATTACCAGTTGCAGCAATAGCTACTGGATTAATAAATACAGCCAAAAATTTCGAAACAGCATTTACAGGAGTTGAAAAGACAGTTGATGGAACAGCTACACAAATGGCTAATTTAAAACAAGGCATTAAAGAATTAGCGGAAGAAATTCCATCTAGCACAACAGAGATAGCAGCAGTAGCTGAAGCGGCTGGACAATTAGGTATACAAACAGATAACATATTAGGATTTTCAAAAGCAATGATTGATTTAGGAAATTCTACTAATCTATCTGCAGATGATGCAGCATCACAATTAGCAAAATTTGCCAACATAACAGAAATGTCTCAAAAAGATTTTGATAAATTAGGCTCATCTATAGTAGATTTAGGAAATAATTTTGCGACTACAGAAGCAGATATTGTTAATATGGCTATAAGATTAGCAGGAGCAGGACATCAAGTAGGTATGTCAGAAGGTCAAATATTAGGAATAAGTGCAGCTTTAAGTTCAGTGGGCATAGAGGCAGAAATGGGCGGTTCTACTATTTCGAAAGCAATTGTAAAAATGCAAAATGCTGTTGAAATGGGAGGAGATAAATTAAATTCTGTATTAAAAAAATCTGGAACAACACTTAGAGAATTAGAACTTATGTCTGCCAATGATTCAAAAGGGTTTAAAGAATTATCACAAAGTATTGGAATGACAAGTACAGAAGTTAAACAACTAATAACAGCAGGAACAAATTTAGAAGACTTTGCCAGTGTATCAGGAATGACAGCAGAACAATTTAAGAAGGCATGGAAAGAAGATGCATCAGGGGCACTAACAGCATTTATAAAAGGATTAGGAGATGCAGAAAGTAAAGGAGAGACTGCAATAACAATGCTTTCAGAAATGGGACTTACAGAAGTGAGACTAAGAGATTCTTTGTTGAGAGCTGCAAATGCAGGAGACTTATTCAATAATGCAATAGAAACAGGAACAAAATCCTGGGAAGAAAATACCGCCTTAACAAATGAAGCGAATAAAAGATATCAAACTTTAGATAGTAGAATGGAAATAACAAAAAATAAAATAAAGAACGTAGCGCTGAATACAGGAAATAAACTAACTCCAACCTTTAATAAATTACTAGATAAAGTAGATGGTTTAATTGATAAATTTAATGGATTAAATGAAGAAGAAACAAAAAATATAATCAAAACAGCAGCAATAGTTTCAGCAATAGGTCCAGCCATAAAAATATTTGGGACATTTGGAAAAACATTAGGGACAGGAATGAAAACAATAGGAACATTCTCACAAGCAATGACGCTTATGGGAAAAACAAGTACAGATGCTTTTAAAAATGCTTCAATTGGAACACAAAATTTAACACAAGGATTAACTTTTTTAACTTCGCCAGCTGGAATGGCTACAATTGCAATTGGAGCACTAGCAGCAGGGCTAACATATCTTGCATTAAAACAAACAGAAGCACAAAAAGAAGCTAAAATATTATCAGAAGAAATGGCAAAGCAAAAGCAAGAAACAGACCAATACAATCAAAGCATTAATGAAGCGACAAATGCTAATTTATCTCAAATAAATTCAGTATCAGAATTGAAAGATGAATTATCGACATTAGTAGATGAAAATGGCAAAGTAAAAAAAGGCTATGAAAGTAGAGTGGATTTTATATTAAAACAATTAAACGAAGCTTTAGGAACAGAATACAATCTGAATAAAGATATAATACAAAGTTATAAAGACTTGCAATCCGAGATAGATGCAACAATTGAAAAGAAAAAAGCACAAATAATATTAGAATCAGAAGAAAAAAAGTATACTGAAGCTATACAAAAACAAGAAGAAGCGGTAAAAAAATTAAAATCAGTACAAGATTCGCTAGGAATGACTTTAAGTGATGCGAAGAATAAATATTCAGAACTAAATAGTAAATTAGATGAATATGAAATGAAAGGTAAAATATATAATTCTAATTATATAAATACAGGAAAAGAAATGCAGGCATTACGAAAACTAATAAATGCCTATGAAGATGCAGAATATGTGGTGCAAACATATACAGATAATGTGAAAAAATATGAAGACGACTATGCTCTTTATACAGAAGGGAAATACGCTGAAATATATAATTCTATTTTAGAAACAACTAAAAATATATCAGAAACAACAACACAAGAATTAAAAAAATCAATTGAGGAACAACAAAAAAATTTACTATCTTATCAAGAACAAGTAGAAAAGACAGGAAACAAAGTTTCTCAAACTTATGCAACTCAAGCTGAGCAAAATTTAACACAATTAATAGACGAATTATACAATAGAACAAGTACAATTAAAGAGCTAGGAAAAGACGAAACAGAAGCTTGGAAGCAAGTGGCTATTAATAGTTATGATAAATATTCTGAAAAAATGAAACAAATTCCAGAAGAAACTCGAAAGAAAATAGAAGGCGCTACAAACATTGTTACATCTGACATAGATTTAGTACTTGCATCAGGAGAACTTGCCAAAAAAGCCACAGTGAGTTTTGAAAATAATATAGAAGGAGAAAATAGTGGAAAAAATTTTGTTAGAGGAATAAAAGCAGGATTAACAAATGCTGAAGAAGTAAGAGGAGTGACAGATGCTTCTAGTTCATTAGGAAGAAAAATATTAAACAAATTTAA